CTAAGAAGAAATGCCTACAGCTATACACGTATGGAATATGTAAATGCTTTGAATTAATACTTTTCCAAGAAGAACAGATATTTAAAAAGTCTCTTGCTTTTGTCTCTGGAATCAAATATCCAGTTGTTCCTGAAGATTTAACTGATGAAAAAGCAGTTGAGAAGTATGAGAAAGGAAAGATGAAATATGAGGTTAAATTACAACAAGCAGTTGATCTTGCACTTGAGACAGGAGAGATACCCGATGGAGTTGTAGGACTTGCACCTGATGGTGATAGAACCATTCTATGGCGGTGGATGGGACCCGTTTATGAGGATACTGCACAAGATAAATTGAATCAATCTATATTTGTCAGGAACCTACAAGAATTAGGCGTTGATAGCATAGAAGCACTGAAGTACCTATTTCCTTCCAAAACTGACGACGAGATAGCAACGATGTTATCTGGTTATCCGTTTAGAATGGTCGGAGAGGTACAAAGAGCATTCTCTGCTTTCATTGATTTAGCTAATCAAGAAATGAGAACGCCACATCCGCAGCAACCGAATTTACCGATGGCTGCCGATCCGAGACTCGATCTCACTCCATTTCTATATAAAACACTAGAGCAACTTCAGAAGGAATTAACTTATGCAGGACGCTACCGTAGCGCCGACCCAATCGGCACCCCAAGTATCCCAGACCCAGCCGACCAGCTACGTGGCTCCAGCGGCTCAGGCAGTGGCACAGGCACCAGCAGCAGTGGCAACGTCGCCGCAGTGGGTAGCCAACTCCCAATCCATGGCGGCACCAGCTCCATCAGTGCAAGCGCAGATGGGCGTAACGACTCCCCAGTACAACCCTACTCCGTCAAGCTACCAAGAATATCAGGCTCCCCAACAACAGGAGAGTCCATACAAGGAGGCATTCAACAAGGTAGTCGGGCTCCTGAGTTCACCAGTCCAGTTCCCGTTCCAGGGTCAACAATCGACTCAGAGTCAAGCAGCAGGCCAGGCCAACTACGCTTCCCAACCAGCAACCCAATACAGCAACCCGGTTCAGCCGACCTCTACGCCTGGGATCAACAACAACCAGGTTTACTCCAACGACTCTTCCCAAACATCTACGGGGATAACCCAGGAGCAGCTAGCGGCAAGCGGAGTAAGTCAAGCAAGTCTTCAAGTAATTGATCATTTTGGTGCTGACGCTCCAGCCATACTTAATGACTATGCATGCAAGATAGAAGATTCATTAATTAAGACTGATACACAATTAAAGCAAGGAGTAAATCTTTTAAAGGATTTGAATGCAGAGCATAAAGCTTATACAAGAATTCTTACAGATCCTAATGTTTTAGCTGACTATACTACTAAGTTCTTTGGTCCTAATGGTCCTCACCCTGTTTCCAAGCAAGCTCCTGCAGCTCCTGCACAAGCTCGTCAAACAGTAGGGCAACAGTTCCAGACACAAGGTCAAGTACAAGCTCAAACTCAAGCTCAAGCACCAGTAAACGCTCCACAGCGTCCTGAGATGCCTGTTCCACCACAGCCACAAGCTGCGGCTAACCCAGGCGACTTCTGGAACAACTTTGGAAGTGCTGCTGATAGAGATCCTCAGAATGCATGGAAGTATCTAAATGCTGCCCAGCAAAACCCTGAGGTCTTCCGTCAGAAGCTCCTTGTAATGGAATAATAAAAACTCATTAAATAAGGGGTAGGTAATACTGCCCCTCTTTTCTTTTTAAAACAATGAATCCAGAGCTTGCACAACAAGCAGTTGAAGCTGCAGAAGAATATAAAAGACAGAACGGGAAAGGTCCTGCTCTGCAACCAAGTGGACTCCAGATGGGCGCCTTAGGAAAACCAGATGGATACATGCCACCAACAGGTTATTCTGACTTTAATAGAATTTAAATATACTTTTCAGTTTTATGAAAGCTGTTATAGATACCGTTAAAAACATCATCTCTCCAGAACAAAACTGGAGTCAGTTTTTAATGAAGATTATAGGTGTAGGAGTAGTAGCAGGTATAGGGTTTGCAGGGTATAAAGTTTACACTGGTTCACAAGAAGAGGAAGAAGGACCTGATGATTCTATTGAGGTTATCTTTGAGGAGAAACCAGAGAAGAAATTAGAAGTAGAAGAGATATTAAATGACTTAACTAGAAGTAATAGAGATATTAGTTCAGTATGGCTATACGATTGGCCAGATGCACGAAATATAGTTCCTGTTTTTAATTCACCACGAAATGCTAGAGATCCATTACCAAGTGGATATTGGATGCCTGGTGATGAAAGAGTTATAGGAAATTTTGTTCTTGGTTCTTGCACCAGATTGGATAGAAAATTCCCTAATGCTGCTTGTCCCATTATGGGGAAGGAAGATGCATGGGGAGTTCTTGTAGTGCAGTATGCGAAGGCTCCAGAAGATGATCCTCTTTGTATTTTACCTAAGAAGTCATGTGTAAGACCTGCGAAGGTAGCTTCTATGAAGATTAGTGAAACACTTTATTTACTAGCTGATTAAGCCGAGTAGACGTCAAACTTATATAACTAGCTTTATTAAGTCTTGGTATAATTCTTATAATGGAATTCACTTTCCAGTTATAGAGGATTCATTCCTCAGGTATCAACAGCTCCGTGCTGTAATAACCAATGTTTATTGATAACGATTTCCCCAAACTCCTTGGCGCGGAATTGTATCGTCCCCATCCAGCGTATATCGTAGAGATGGCTGCTGAGCCAGTAGTCGTACATGATTTTACGAAGCAACCTGGACAGACCGTACAACTCGACCGCTACAGATTTTTCGGCAATCCAGGAACAAAGACAAGCCGTGAGCGTACTCAGGATCAAACCATAGGTACAGCTAACAGCAGATCTATTGTCAAGGATAAAGTACTTGTATCTCTTCGTGAGTATACAGGACCAGCCGATCCAAATAACAACAATCTCCCTAGCACTTTCAAGATTGCTCGTGAGACCTTGATGACAGCACAGCGTCTGCTGCTTGATACTGGGAACCTTAATATGTTCCACCAGTCGATTGGTAGCCTTACGCTTTTAGACGACTACCGTCGTTGGCGTGACAGAGTCTTCATTGACGAACTCTTCAAGAGTGAGTCTCGTGGACAGTCATCTGATTCTCAAGGTGGATACTACTATCCAAATGGTAAAGCAAAAACAAACTCAACTACTCTTACCGCTTATACAGCTACAGAATATGCTTCTGAGCGCTTTAAGTTCAACGTAAAAACTGACCTTTTAGAAGTTGTAAAGAGTCTACGTAAGCGTCACGTACCTGTCTTTGAAGACGGCTACTATAGATGTATTGCTGACCCTTCATTCATGAAGGATCTTCGTGCAGATCAAGGCTTCCGTGAAGTTGCTCGCTACCCTGGAATGCCTGGACAAGGCTCTCCTCTAATGGGTGCCGGTTCTCCTAACCAAGCTATCTACGGCGGTGGTCAATATGGCCAAGCTCAGTTCGTAGCTGGAGAGCCAGTAATGCCATCCGGGTTTGTTTTCGAAGGAGTAAGATTCTTCGAATCTACAAACTTCCCTGCTAAAACTATTACCTCTGATATAGGTGATGGTAATGGTGCAGGCTCCAAAACTACTCCTGCTGGATTGTTCTTCGGTCCTCAGGCTATCGGTGTAGGTATTGGTGGACCTAATGCTCAAGTTCTAATTAATAATAATGATGACTTTTCGAGATTCATTATTTTAATATGGCAGCTATATGCTGGTTTTGCGAACTTGAACAAGGACTTCATCACAACAGCCTTCACGGTATCTGAGTAAGGAGGTATATAACTAATGGCAACTTACAAATCTTCCGCTGGAGCTATTCTTCAGCCTGGTAACCAGATCAACCGTCTATCCTCATACAACGATGAAGGTGTATTTGGATGGCCTGGGGTTGAGGCATTTGAACTTGTTGGCTATGCAAAGGTATCTAACCTTGCTGCTACTAAAGCTTCATATAAGAGCTTCGACTTAACTGTTCCTTCACCAGATCGCCGTGTAGGTGATCGTGTACGTAATGATCGTACAAGCCTCGTAGTACAAGCTGACGCATCACGTCCTGCATATATCTACGGTGCTTCTATCTGCGTTGCACAAGATGTCCCATCTGCCGCACAGGACAGAGCAGGTTTTCCTGCAGCTCCTGTAACAGCTGATTTACTAGGTACCAACACTGAGGTTCTTCTACTAGGACCAGACAATGGTGGTAATCCTTTGGGTATTCCTGCAGCTCCTGTCAATGGCTTAAAAGCAGCTTCTGCAAGTCTTGGTATAGGTGCAACAGGTATTGCTCAGGGTACATCTGACACAACAGATGGAAACCTACCTTTCCTCAGAGTGATTGGTACTTCGTATACGCAAGCTGATTTTGCGGATGCAATGATGTATCAAGCAACTGCTGACACTACTTTCAAGGTTTACAACGTAAACGCTACAGCTAACACAACACCAACTGGTGACGGTGTTTACATCAGTCAAG